GTAGGATAAGCCATTGGTTTTTTGTTTGAATTGACCAGGATAACCTGATCTTTCTCATTTCGATCCAGTTCAAAGTACTCAAGGTTATAGTTATTGTCCTCAATTCTTCTTACCTGAGCAGCAGTATGTTTTATTGGAAACGGAGATACCTTACGGATTGCAAATGCTTCAGCTATATTTCTTGGGCCCTGAGAGATAAGTAGTTGATAATCATCAGCTTTTAAGAGCTTTCGTTGATTTTCGTAATACTTATCCAAATAGTCAAGTGCTTCCTGTACCATAGAGTTACCATACTGATCTATGTACGGTGGCATACCCCACTGTTCTGGAATAAACAGGCCAGTGTATCCTTCAGTCCCTTTATCATCTATAAGGTTAGACCAGATCTTGTACATACCATAACCCTCAGGATTCATTACAAACTCCTTCAAAGGTTCACATTGATCAAGATCACCAACTGAGCCGGCAATAACAAAGTGACCTGTAATAATACCACCCTCCTTCATTGCATTTCTCATGTAACCATAAGTAATGTGGGCAGTTGGAGCAATACCTCCTTCCTCGTAAAACACTTCATCAACGGCACCACCTACACCGGCAACAGGATCCTTATCCAAAGTAATACCGGTAATAGTTGCCTTGGTACCAATATCAATCTTACGACCATCGGGTGTTTTGGTTTCAAGCTTTTGTTGCCAGTTAAATTCTTTGTCCGGCTGATTATGCCTTACCCAGGCTGTCTCAGCATTTGTAAAGTTGTGGTACTCTTCCAAGAACTTCCAAGAACCTGTAGAGTTGATATACTTTTTATCTGAAGCAAGAATCTTTGATACGAAACCATCTTCAAAAATATACCTATTATATATCTTGGCTATATGAAAATAAGAAGATGCAATCTGCCTTTTCTTCAAGACAGAACTATTTTCTCCATGTAGTTCGGCCAGGTATTCATACAGAGCCATGTGATACTGTACATCCCTTACATCAGGAAAGTGAAAACCTTTTGGTGGAGCTTTTCTATAGATCCTTAGGAAGTTAATCCAGTGATAATAAAAACGAGGTAGGTACCAGACATCACCTTTGCCATTTTTAAAGATAACACCCATTCGACACTTTTCCTTTTCAGTATCCCAATAGTCACGATAGTCCCGGCTACCTTCTGGTGCCTCACAGAACATCTTCTTTTTCTCAAACCTCCTGGCATGTTCATTGAACATTGAAGATGTCTCATCAAAATTGTACTGGCCCGGTTCTTTAAACAGTTGTTTAACAAAGTTCCTGAACTCATCCTCAGTAGCAAACAGGGTATAGGTCCAGGTACCGGCATTCCATGTAGGAATTTTTTTGAAGGGTTTCTTTTCCATATTCTGTAAAGATACTGTAGTTAATTATGAATTGTAAGCAAATTATTTATCTTTGTTATATTTTTAAACAGGTTCATCTGCAATCCTTTTTCTACAGTATACCAATCATCTTCTCTTCTTATGTTTGCTTGAATACCAGGAATACCTATTTGTTTAGCTATATCTGTTGGAATACAAAAATTGCCCCAGTCCATGTGATTTATTTCCATTTTTGAAACTAATACATCATAACCACATAAATGATTAATGGAATCCCAATAACAAAAATCAGCTTTTGTTTCAGATAATCTATTAAGAATAAGCTCAACTGCCCAAGAAAGATAGTAATCCTGAATAGATGTTTGTATTACGTATTCAGTAGTAACAAGATTGTTTATTGCATCCAATCTGTTCAAACAAGCATTATTGTTATTGACTTCTGTTTCATAGTATCTTACCCTTGGATCATTATAACTATTTGCCCAAGATCTGATTTCTGCAGATGTACCATTATGGTAAATGATCAGTTCCCAATTTGGGTTACTTTGCATTATTAAAGAATCAAGCAATGGTCGGTTACTGAGAACTTCGTTAAAAGCCAATGCTACAAATGTTACTTTCATTTTTTAATTTATGCAATTTTCTAAACAGTATTTCTTATAAGCAATACCATCTCTATGTAATAAACCAATTGGTAAAGTACCTGTTGTCTTGCAATAAAGATGATGAACGTAGCTATCACGTATATGACCTACTTTAAAAGAATGCTTGTTACAGATATCTATTATCCAGTTATCACCATAGTAATGAATCATTTCCTCCGGAAAGAAACCTATTGTATCTATAAGATCTTTCTTAAACATAAAACAGCAACCCAATATTGCAAGTGGTACAGGATTAACATGTCTGGTTTTACCTTCCGGAAAATCATCAGGAATCTGCTGTTCAGTTGAATACGGACTTACTACTGAATAGCCGCCCTCAAGAGCTTTAATAAGAGCAACATCCCAATCTTTAGTGTACAACATATCGTTGTTAGAGATACAGATGTAAGGAGCATCTAACTCAAGAGCCTTTTTAAGGCCTATGTTCCAGCTTGCATTTACTCCTTTGTTCTGCTCATTTCTTATGTAAAAAAGATTGTTGGCATAACTATGTGCCTTAAAGTAAGCCTCTGTTTCATCTGTACTGTTATCATCTACTATAATAATGTTTATCTCCGAATCAGTATACTTTTTTAAAGTATTTAAAGTTTCTTTAGTGTACATAATATTATTATAGCAAGGTATAATAATTGATAATTTTGGTAACATTTAAAATTATTTTAGAAGTGTTTTATAAGAAGAAAATTTAGAATCTGCATTATTGTATACATACTGCTCCTCCTCGTTTAAATTATTATAGTCAACATACCAAGGCAAGTGATTGCAAGTAAAATTGCCAGCTATTCTAATTGCCCTATAGGTAAATGGTTTACCTACTCTTACTACACAGAATGTAGTATCTACATTTGATAGATACAATTCATGTTCCATAGAAGGTATCTTGTTTTGCCAATACTGACTTTCTATTGGACCAATTTTAGCATTTATTGGTGTATCAGGTAGATCAGTAATATTTATTGCCAGACCTACTTTATCCATTTTGTAATCCTTACATACTTTTACCATTGTCTCAATAAACAGAGGTGGTGTATCTTTATTTAATTGAATATCACTATCTGAATAGACAACAAAAGGATAATCTTTAAACTTATTTGTCATTAAGTCACTATTCCATAATGCCATGTGACCAATGTTGTGTTTCATGTAAATGATCTCAGCTATTTTTTGATCCTTATACCAGTCAAGCAAAGGAGGATACGTACTAACCATATCCAAAATGTAGATGTTATCATAACCTCTACCATACAGATCCTCAACAAGTTGTCTTGTAGTAGTTAATCTGTCTCTGTTACAAAGTATTACCGGAATATTGCTCATATACTAATTATGAATGGTTATTATTTTATCAAGTTTTTTTACCTTTTTTAGAAGACCGCTTTTTAATATTGTGTGTATAGTTAGCCAGTCTCCATTAAATTTGTCTTTTCCTATTATTCCTGTACTCTTTATAATAGAAGTTTTTACACAAAACTGACCCCAATCTATATGTCCGTTTGCAAGCTCACCATTGATAGGATAGTATCTATACAGATGATTTATTGCAGGCCATGATAAAAAGTCAACACCATCTTTTAAAATTTCAGTTATGTCTCCTACTGCACAAGGTAAATAGTAATCCTGTATACTTGTATTAATAACATAAGGGGTATCTACTAAATACATTACTGCTTGTTCTCTATTAAAAGTTCCCCAATTACCAGTATTCTGTAAACTTTCATAGTATTGTAGCCGTGGATCATTATAAGACTGGATCCATTCTTTCATTTTGGGATTAGGACCATTATGAAAAATTATAGCTTTCCAGTCTTTGCACTTTTGATTTAACATTGAGTCTACAAAAGGTGAGTCATGTCGACTTTCATTGTATGCAGTTGCAATAAACGTAATCATATTATTCGGCTCCTTCCTCTTTAGTGTTTTTATAAGTTGGTTGCTGATCGTAACTAATCTTTGCTTTACCCCTGGCTACAGCTTGCTCCTCTTTAAGGATAGCTTCCCATTTTTTGTAACTGGCCCAATAATCAGGCAGTTCTTTCATAAGCCCTCTGATGTCTGCAGCATTGCCATTCTTGCCCCCTGTAATCTCTTCTTCTGCAAGATATGTTGCAACCTTATCCAACATCTTCTTGGCTCCTTTAAACGATCTCAATACAGGAGTATCATAAAGCAGTTTGCATTTATCAAGTGCTGCTAACAGAATAGGATCCTCAAGAGAAAAGTCTGGCTTTACGTCCTGTAGTATTACTTCCTCCCGGCTATCTTCCGGTAGGTTTACATAAGGACTGATTGAAGCATCCATACAGGTTGTGGCAAAGATGTAGTGGTACATCTTCATGTAGTTACTAGGGTAGCACTCTTTTATCTTTTGCAACTCGGGAATAATGTAACAAGCCGTAGAGGGTATTACCTTTCCGTTGTTGTAATCAAATAAGCTGATCATAAGTATCTCTTTAGTATTTTTTCCATTCTCTGTGCACAACGTAGTTCACAAGCTGCTCTGTGCCAGAGTTCATCATCTTCATCCTTGACTAAACCTTTACTGTATGAACGGGAATACAATAATACATTCCGCATATTGTAATGGTAGTTGATCTTTTGTTGGATAATATATTGTTTCAATCTTTTCATTTTAACATGTTGCACCCGGGTAATATTCCCTTTCAGGTGCTTTATTTTCATGCACCGGTTGAAGTTTTTGCAAAAGCTCTACAAGCATCTTTTTTACGTCTTCTTCCTCGTATAGTTTTTTACCGTTAAGTAGATACGGCACTTGGTTTTGTAAGATCTCTTCTATCATTTTATTAATGAGATAAGCAATTGTTTACGTACTTCATTCCACTTTTGAATATTGTAGTCTTCCCAAACTTTTTCAGCAAGACTTTCTCCCATATCCTTTACTGCTCCGGGATTTTTAATAGACCATTTAATAGGCTCTATCCAATCATTCTTTTCTACCCATATTATACCTGGATAGTTTTTCATCTCAGGGTAATAAGGTTCTACCTTGCTACAGATCACCGGCAGATGTTTTGCAGATGATTCAAGGATCTTTAGGTTACTCTTATAACTATTCCAGGGATGATCCGTAAGAGGAATTAAAGAAACATCGGCCATGTCAAAGTAGTTAATGTAGGTATCTAACTCATCCGAAGGTAATATCCTGTAGCTATTGGTAGCAGCAAATATGGATGCCATTTTATCCCACTCACCAAAGATCTGCTTTTTAAGAACAACACCTTGTGCCTTTACATTTACCTGCTCAGGTAGATAGCCGGCCATAAAAAACTGTGCTCTCTCTTTTATCCATGAATCTGTACCAATACGTTTAAACTTACCTTGTAGTAGCTTCAGATCATTATAATGACTGGATCCACCGGCATAGATAAACGTCATCTTTTCTCTTGGTTCAGAAGGAAGAGGTTGATACACACTATGTCCAAATGGTAAAGCATTTGCAATTACTATAGTGTTCTTATTATACTGACGTATCTTATCCTGCAGTTTTAAAGTAGAACA